ATTAGTGGCTTTTTGATAATTGAAGATATATTTGCAGCATTTCTTGGAAAAGAAAGTTTTACAGAAGATGCTATAAATGCAATTCTTAAATTTACTGGAACAGATTATAGATTTGAAGATTTGAGGAAAGGTATTGCAGATTTATGGGATTTATGGGTAAACAAAGCTGATTCAGGAATAGAAAAAATTAGTCTAACAACTAAGGTTTTATCTGACTTATTAGATACTTTACAAGGTGGGGCTGGGTTACTTCAAATGATATGGGGAGCAACTGGTGGAGCAATTTATGATTTTGGAAAGAATACTGTAAATGTACTTACAGGAGATTTTGAAGATATTAATTGGGACACGTCTTTAGGAAACATATCAGGTGGTTGGGACAAATTGTATGGTGCAGGTCAACACATGAATGAAACTGATGATATGCACCAAAAATATGTCCTTGATGAAGCAATAAAGCAGCAACAAAAAAATTTTAAAACAATGGAATATGTTCAAAAAAATCAAGGGAATATTGCTTTTCCAGTAGAAAAGGAAATAATAATTCCAGGTTCAGCACCTGTTATACCTTTATCATCTTATGGATTTCCTTATGAAAATAAAACAGCAACTAATTATGGAACTTATGAAAAAAATAAAGAAATTCAACAACTTTTAGATAATAAAAATAAGGAAATTAGTAAAGTAGATACTTATTATGCACCAAGACTGCCTGATAAAAAAATAACTCAAGATACTAAACAAAAAATTGAAAAATCTGTAGTAAAAAAAGAAAATAAAAAGTTTGAATATATAAACAATTCAAAATATGAAATAAAAGTTACAGAAGAAGTACAAAATGATGTTGCTAAAAAGGTTGAAGGTGTTGTAAGAAGAATTCAGGAAGAAGAGAAGCAAAGACTAAGAGCAGAACTTGGAGGTAACTACAGTCAAGCAGGTGGTTTAGAATGAGTTTATTTAATAACTTAATGCAGATGATTGGGGATTACTTCAATACAGGAAAGGAAAAATCAAAACTTGGAGATATAGAACTTGATATTATTTCAGAAAAATCAAGAACTATGTCAGCAACTGTTACTAATAGAAGAGTTGAAAAAGGATTTAATATTGCAGATACAGTTAGAAAAGAAGCAATGCTTATAAATATAACTGTTGTAGACAATTCTAATCAAAAAGAATTTAATAGAAAAAGTTTAGAGCAAATGCTTGAAGCAGGAGAACCTGTACTTTTCTATTATGCTGGTAGAGATAAATATGAAAATATTGTAATTGAAAGTATTGAAGAAATAGAGGACTACATAAAGAAAGAATGTTTTACTTATTATATAGTTTTAAGACAAATAACAGTTGCAGAAATTAAATCAACTGATGTAAAAACTGACTATAAAAAAGCTAAAAGTACTGGTGGGAAAAAGAGAAGAACTACTGCAAAAGTAAAAGGTGCAACTAATACTGAAAAAGCAAAAATAGAAGCAAAAGGGAAAGAAAAAGAAAGAGGAAAATCATCACTTAAACAATTAGGGGGATTAATAGGATGATAAAAGCATTAGAAATAGATGTTGAAGGGATAGAACAAAATGGAATAATAGCTGATATTGGGAGTAATTTAAAGCTAGATTTAATTTATAACAATGTAGACAGCTATATTTACATATCTATATTAGATTCTGATGAAAACAGAATAACTGGCTTTTTTAGATTAGTACCTGATATAAACTTTTTATCTCTTGTAAGAATAGAACAATTACAGCAGTTAAGATGCATAAAAATAAATGACTTTGCTGAAGAAAGAGATAAGATAACTCCTAAAAATCTTAATAAAGATTATAAATTTTTTCTAATAGGTGAGGGTAATGGCTAAATTATGGAAACAAGTGAGAGTGGTAACTGTTGGAGAGTTAATATTTGATTATGAAGACATTGATGTAGAATTTGATGTTAAATGTACTGATGATAATAAGAGTGATACAGCTACTATTAAAATATATAACTTATCTGAAACTACAAAAAATAAAATCCAAGCAAATCAAATAGTTAATATTGATGCAGGTTATAGAGAATTACATCAAAGCATATTTGGTGGCTTAGTTGAAAGTGTAAGAACATATAGAGATGGAAATGATTTAGTAACAGTTATTGTTGCAAGTCCTAATAATCGTGCTTATACAAATACAGCTGTGAATGTACAATTTAAAGCAGGAATTAAAGCAAGTGAAATATTAAAACAATTAGAAAAAAGTATTCCATTTAAAATAGATGTTAAAGAATTAGCAAAAGATACTGTTTATCCAAATGGAAAAGTCTTTTCAAATAGACTTTCTAATGTTATTTCAATTTTAGCCAAAGATACTGGAACTATTGTAAGATTTACTGATACAACTATTGAATTTAAAGTTCCAGGAAAAGCATATAGCACTACTTTAAAACTGGGAAGTGAACAAGGTTTAGTTAGAGTTGAAAAACAGCAAGAAAAAGCTGAGGTAAAAAAAGGCAAAAAAGAAGATAAGAAAAAGAAAGAAAAGCAAAAATATACAATAGAAGCATTTTTAGTTCCACTTGTAAAAATAGGACAAAAACTGCAAATAGAGTCTTCTGTGTGGAATGGAGAAGGAATAGTTAAAGAATGTACTTATACAGCTGGAGATGTTGAAACATTTTCAGTAAATGCAATTTTAGAGGTACTTTAATGGAATTAGAAATAATAAAATCAATGATTGAAGACACACAAAATGAAATACACACATCTTTACCAGCAATTATAAAGAGTGTTGACTATGGTGCTGGAACTTGTACAGTTGAGATAATACCTCAAAGAGTACTTTGTGGGAAATTAACTAAATATCCAACTTTAATTGATGTAAAACTTGATTTTCTCAAATTTGGAGATTGGAAACTTCAATTTCCTCGCAAAGAAGGAGACAAGGTTTGGATAGGATTTTCAGAATCTACTATATCAGAAGACACAAGTTTAGAAAGATTTAGCCTTAATGAACCATACATTATCGGAAGTTGTGAAGGTGGCTACGAGGATAATTCAGAAGATATTATTTTGACTGGAGCAGGGACAAGAATAGAGATAAAAGGCAATGGAGATATAAACATAATTTCTGGAAGTAATAAAACTACAATTACAAGCAATGTTACTATAAATGGAGATGTCACAATAAATGGGAATACTACTCAGGTAGGAGATACTACACAGACTGGAACAGTAACAGTTAATGGAAGTATAGGAGCAAGTGGAGATGTTACAGGAAAAGGTATAAGTTTAAATGACCATACTCATAATTATAATCCTGGATCTAATCCTCAAACTTCAACAAGTAAAGCACAATAGGAGGAAATTATGGGGACAAGTATAAAATTAAATAATAATTGTGACATAGTTTTTGATGAAAATGGTGTGTGTGAACTTGTTGATGGTGTTGAAGATATTATCCAAGCTATAAGGGTTGAGTTGGAACAAAATAAAGAACAATGGGTTTTAAATGTATTGTATGGAGTTCCTTATTTAAATAAAGAAAATAAAGGATTACTTCAGATAAAAAATAATCAATCAAAGATAATTCAAGAGCTTATCAAAACTATTTCAAAATATGAAGAAGTGGAAAAAATACAAAGCATTGAATTTGTTGAAAATAGAATAGTAGCAAAAATTAAGATAAAGGGGGAAATATATACATTATGATAACTGAAAAAGGTTTTGAATTGCCAACAGTAGAAGAAATTTATCAAAGAAAACTTACTGACTTTAAGACAGTAAAGCCAAATATTAGAGAAACAGATAGTAATGTTCTTATTCCTCTTTTAAAATTTGATGCTGCTGAAGAATATGATAGTTATTTGCAAGGTTTAGCTGTTTATAATAATTTAAATGTCTATACAGCAGTTGGTAACTCTTTAAATGCTATAACTTCACATTTAAATATGACTTGGAAAAAACCACAAAAAGCAACAGGCAAGGTAGAAATAGAAACAGATATAGGAACTATAATACCACAGGCTTGGGGGATAGAAACAGAGTCAAAAGAAAAATTTATAACATTGAATACAAGAGCAATTAAAGTAGAAAAGAGTCCATTGCAATTAGAAATAATTGCATTAGAAGCAGGTAAAAATGGTAATGTTTCAGCAGGACAAATAATTAAACAAACTGAGATTATATCTGGTATTAAGTCAATTAAAAATAAAATAGGAACATTTGGTGGAGCTGATTTAGAAACAGACACAGAATTAAGAGAAAGGTATTTGGAAAGAATAGATAGAAAAACTTCATTCACAACAGAGGGAATTAAGAACTATATACTTCAAAATACTAATGTTAAAAAATGCCAAGTATTAGAAAATGATACTGATGATTTTGATGCAGAGGGAAGACTAGCACATAGCTATGAAGCTATTTGTTTTGGTGATACTGATGAAAATATACTGCAAGCCTTATATGATTATAAACTTGCAGGAATTAGAGCAGTAGGAGATATAACAAAGCAATTTGAAGAAATAAGTGTAGGTTTTAGTAGAGCAATAGAAAAACAAATCTTTTTAAAGGTAGAAATTACAACTATTAAAGAAGTTTGGAAAGATGAATTTAAAAAAGTAATTAATAATATATTTATAAATTATTTATCAGAAATAGAGCCTGCTGGAACAATTTATTTATATAAATTAATTGGAGAAATATATAAACATACAAGTGGAATAAAAACATTAAGATTGAAACTAGGAGACACTAAATACAGTGAGCGGGAAACTGATTATATTTTGTCTAAAAAAGAAGTTGCAATTGGAAATGAAAATAATGTAACAATAGTGGTTACAAGTTGAATTTGGATAGAATCCCGCATATATACCATAATACAATTTATGTAAAAAAGTTGTTTGAAATTATTTATGAAAAGCATTTGAACATTAGAAAAATGTTTAATGAACTAGCTTTGTTTAATGATATAGATAAAAGTAAGGGTTATCTTTTAGACCTCTTAGGAGGAAATTTTAAAGTTTTAAGAAATGGACTTTCTGATGAAGAATATAGAAGAATACTAAAATTTGAAATATCGCTTTTACAATTTTTAGGAAGTCCTGAAGAAATTCAAAGAATTTTATCTGAATATTTTAAGCTAAATAAGGAAGAATTTAGAATAATTGAACTATCCGCTAAAATTCTTATAAGTATTCCAGAAAAATTGGATAAACAAGAGATTTTTAAGGTGGTTAGGAAAATAAAAGCTGCTGGAGTAGGTCTTGAAGTTAAGTTTGGAATTTACATAGAGGATTATCTAATTTCTGAGCTACATGAAATGACACTGGAAGAAATTGAAAAGATAACTCTTGCTAGGGAAGAATACTATATTGAAATGTATACTTTAACAGAATTAGAAGAAATGAAACTTGAAGATATAGAGAAGTTAAAAATTTCAAGGAGGTAAAAATGGCAAAATGGATAGAGGATCCACAAGGTCGGTTAGAAGTTGAAAAGGTAACAGAAGAAATAAAATTACCAGTTTGGAAAGCAAACTATAAAGGTAAGTTCAGAGAATTTTGGAATGAATGTTGGGAAAAAATAGAAGATAGTTTTTTAAAATTAAAAAAGAGTAATGAAGGAAAAGAACCAGCTATTGAAGACAAGCAGACGGCTTTTAATAAAGCATTTGGGACAGTTGAAGATACT